CTTTCTGCATTGCTAATCATGTGTGAAGTGTTCAAGGGGTCGAGGTGGTGTGTAATTCGTGAGAATAACGAGAAAATACGAACTACTACCATTCCGTCATTTAAGAAACTAAAAGCATCAGGTAAGCTACGTGAAAGCCCATACGAGTACACGCATCCGAACGGTTCACAGATAATATTCAAGGGCGAAAACTACGACAATGACAAAAACCTAGACTGGCTAAAAGGGTTTGAGTGTTCAGGTTTTTTGTTTGAAGAAATAAATGAATGCCAACAAGATACGCTTGATATTGCGTTTGGGCGAGCTGGTCGATGGGAAAGTACACCAAGGCCAAACCCTATTATTTTATCCACTTGCAACCCTACTAACAACTGGGTGAAAGAGTTGATTTACAAGCGTTGGCAAACTAACGAACTGCCTAAAAAATGGCTATACATTCAAAGCAAAGTAACTGATAATCCACATCTTACTGAGGAATACATCGAGAACCTAAAGAACATGCCACGCTATAAATACATGGTATTTGTGGAGGGGAATTGGGATGTTCAATTGAAAGTTGGCGGTGAGTTCTATAAGTGTTTCGAACTTGATAAGCATGTGGCAGAATGCAAATACAATCCTTATTTACCACTCCATGTAAGCTGGGATGAGAATGTTAACCCTTACCTGCCTTGTGGTATTTTCCAGATTGAAGGTAAGGATATTCGAATGATTGATGAAATAGCAGGAATCAACCCAAACAATAAAATAGAATGGGTGTGTAGGGAAATAAAACGTAAATACCACGGCCACAAAAGCGGAATGTTTATTTACGGGGATGCTACAAGCCAAAAAGACGATGTGAAGCAAGAAAAAGGGCATGACTTATTTAAGCTAGTAATGCAGCATCTTTCCGACTTTAAACCATCGAAACGGGTACTTTCTAGCAATCCAAGCGTAACAATGCGAGGAAATTGGATAAATACAATTTTAGAGAACAACTTAGGCGGTATTTCGGTCGCCATAGATGAGAATTGTACAAAATCTATCAATGACTTTGTTATGCTTAAAGAGTCAGCAGACGGCACTAAGCACAAGGAAATGGAAACAGATTCTAAAACCAAAGTAAGGTTTCAGAAATACGGCCATTTTTGTTTTGAAGAAAACACTAGTATTAAGACAATTCTAGGAGACATACCTATAAAAGATGTAAAAGCAGGTAATTACGTTTTAACTAGAGACGGTTGGAAGAAGGTTCTTTATAATCATAATAATGGATTAAAAAATGTGTACAAATACACAATAGATGGAAAAGATATAATATGCACGCCTAATCATTACTTTTGGACATCTAAAGGTTTTGACGAAATAGACAATATCTTTAGTAAGATGCTACCGACTATTTTTTGTATTTTTGATAAAAATAAAATATGGAAAAAGAAGTCATTAGTTATCAGGGAAGAAATTTTACAAGATACCCAAATTCAGAAAACAGGAGTGATAGATGTTACTATTATGGATGGGTTAAAATTGAACAAAAATGGCACAAAAAGAGACTTCACTGGTTTAAGTATTTTACAGAAAAAGGCGAAATACCTAAAGGGTATGATGTTCATCATATTGATGGAAACACACTCAACAATGAAATCACAAATTTGCAAATTATTGAGATTTTTAAACATCGGTCAGAGCACCAACATAATAAAACAGCAGAACAAAAAAGACTTAGAGATTCAATCTTACAAAATATTGCAAGACCTAAAGCAAGCGAATGGCACAAGTCAGAAGACGGAAAAAGATGGCATAGAGAATTGGCTGAAAGAAATAAAGAAACAAATAGACATAAAGGAAAATGTGTCGAATGCGGATCTGAATATGAAAGTACATTTGGAGGAATTACTAAATATTGCTCAGATAGATGTAGAAAAAGAGTTGCAGCTAGAATGTTCAGGAATAAAAAGAGTTTATGATTTGTCTATTGAAGGTAAGCATGAGTATTTCGCAAATAATATACTAGTTTCAAATACAGATTTATTTGATTATATGATTTGTTCGGCTTTTAATTCTGAGTACATTCAATATCAGAACGGGGAACGCAAGGTAAACTTTGCCGTAATAGAACAAGAAAAACCACTTAGCAGATACTTTTAAAATGGAAATTACAGATGAGATATTCAGTAAGGCCAAAACATCAAGCTCGTTAATATTACGTTACACTAGAGGAAATTATGTAAATAGGAAGATTAGAGTTAATACCGTGTTTGGCGAATGATATTCAAGATTTAAAAACTCAATTAAACAATAAACAACACTAACGCATTTTTTCATATATTCAAATAATTGGCACAAAACAAAACGGCAAGTTTAGCTTCGGTTAAATTTGCCGTATGAGCTACTTTCTAAGAGACAAAGACTATAACGGTCAAATAAGAGAGGTAAATCTTGGTCAAGTTCAAGTAGATACCGAGTCAAGGCGAACAATGGAGCTAGTCGCTCAGGCTGAACTTACTTCTTATTTGTCGAATCGATACGAATGCGATATTGCATTTGCGCCACTACTGACGTTTTCCGACACTGACGAGTATAAATGGCAGGATAGAATTGATCTAACAGCTGCGGCATTTAGTACCACAAAGGTGTATGTTGAAGGTGAACGTTTGGTTTATCAAAACTACGTTTACGAGCGAAACGCAACATTAGGCGGTTATGTGGTAAATACACTACCAACAAACGCAACGTACTTCACAGAACTAGGATTGGAAGGCGTTTATTTCGTTACAAGTCCAAGTCCTTATAAGGGGCGTATATTGTACACCGAAGGCACACAGGTAAGCTATAACGGTAATTTTTACGAGCGTACAGCCTACGAAACGGGCGAAACTTCTGGAATATTGCCAGATAATACAGCCTTTTGGACGTTGTTGGAAAACGAAACTATTCCAATTGGCACGCTACCAAGCAATAATACTTATTGGACATATGGAGATAATCGGAACCAACAATTGAAGGTTTACATGATCGATGTTTGTTTGTACCATATCCATTCAAATATCAATCCTAGAAACATACCTCAATTAAGGATTGACCGCTACAACAATGCGCTAAACTGGTGTAAAATGATAAACAGGGGCGAAATTACCGCCAATTTACCTGAGATATTGCCCGTACAAGGCCAAGTAATTTCGGTAAGTTCAAACGATAAACTACCTCAATATTTCTAAGATGCGAAAAGCAAAACAACATATTGCGGTTGAAAATTTGACACGCAAAAAGCCAACGGCCGCAAATCCGATTGACCAGACAATGCCTATGCAGTTGTATAGGATCACGCAAAATATTGCAGTTTGGCGAGACGCTGTTAATCAGGCTGAAAGTACATCAAATCCTAACCGTACGGAGTTAATCAGGAACTACAACGACATTGTTTTAGACCCTCACTTGACCGCTTTAATGCAGTCTAGGAAAAATAAGATTCTTTCTAAAGAGTGGAATTTCTATAATGAGAAAGGAGAAGAAATTGAAGAACTGGATAATATTATTCAGCAACCTTGGTTTGTTAAGACTTTAGAATATGCTTTAGATTCGCTTTTTTATGGCTATTCTTTGGTCCAGTTTGGGGATATTATAAACGATTCATTTACTAGTTGTGAATTGGTGCCGCGCGAATATGTTTCGCCTGAGGGTGGTGTAGTAAAAAGCTTGCCAAATTCATCATACAACCAAGGTAAACCGTTCAATGAATATCCATACAATCAGTGGTGCTTGTTTGTTGGCGAAAAGAAAGAGCTTGGTTTACTTGCAAAGGCTAGTCCGCTGGTTATTTACAAAAAGTTTGTGACCGCTAACTGGTCGGAGTTTGCTGAAATGTTTGGTATGCCTTACCGAATTGGAAAAACCAACATAAACGATACGCAAGCATTTGCGAATATGAAGAAAGCCGTGCAATCGGTTGGCTCAAACGCAAGTGCCGTTATTGATATGGAGGACGTTATCGAGTTTGTAGAAGCTTCGAAGGGGGATTCTTACAACGTTTACGACCGATTCATTGAACGTATGAACTCTGAACTTTCTAAGTTGATTGTTGGCCAAACAGGAACGACTGACATGGGAAAGAATAGAGGTTCTGATGATGTTCATCAAAACGTAGCAGACGAATACGGAAAACGTGACGAATGGTATTTGAGAGCGTTTATAAATACCAAGTTTATACCGTTCCTTCAAAATTTAGGCTTTGCAATTCCAAAAGGGGCGGTTTGTAAGGTAGAGGAGGAAGACGAATTCGAAACAAAAGAGCTTGCCAAGTTTGCGACCGACCTATTAAAGTATGGCACAATCGAGGAAGATTTTATAATGAAAAAATTTGGCGTTCCTTTCAAGCAATTCGCACCAACAGCTTTACCAGTCGGAGGTCAGGGCGCAAAAAAGCTTAGTTTAGAGGATAAGATACAAAACTTGTATTCTCAAATTCATTCATGTAGTGTATGTAACGAAGTTGAACAGGCCAGCGATGGAGAAATATTATTCCAAGGATTGTTTTCGCCTAATGATTTAAACGATTTGTTGATGGCCATTTATTATGGCTATGTGACAACAGCCAAGCCTTCGATTGGGTTGTATAAAGCTTATGGGATGGTTTTTGAAAAGGGAATCAATTCAGGAATAGAGTTTGCAATAGAATTTGGCAAGCCAGACCCGTTAATGTTGGAAGCGTTGAAAGATAATTCTTGGAACTTTGCAGCGGCTAAAACGTGGCAATTCACAAAGGATATTGAGGCGCAAATAGTGGACGAATTAGGCGACAAAAGGACGTTTAAGGAGTTTTTGAAAGCGGTCGACCCTATTGGCAATCTGTATAATAAAACGTGGCTAGAAACCGAGTATAATTTAAGCGTGTCAAATTCCCAAAACGCAAGCCAATGGGATAGTTTCGAACGTGACAAAAAAGTGTTACCTTACCTAAAGTATCAAACAGTAGGCGATGCGAGGGTGAGGGATTCGCACAAGCGACTGGATGGTATTATTAGGCGTGTTGATGATAAGTTTTGGAGTATGTACGGGCCAAGTAATGGGTATAATTGCCGATGTATGTTGATTCAATTGGAAGACGCAAAAGAAAGCGATGTTTTAGGATTAGAGTTTACAGAAAACGAAGTACCTAGTGCATTCAGGTTTAACCCAGCCAAAAAGAAACGAATATATCCGAAAGACCACCCATATTACGAAGTTTCTACCAAATACAGAGATGATAAGAACAATAACTTTAATTTACCGATAAGACCGTAATGTGTGATAAACTAAAGTCAATTACAAGTATTTGCCAAAAGTGTAAAGAAGTGAAAAATGGCGAGCAAATGGGGACTAAAAGAAAAGCTTGCAGAATTGCAAAGAATGAAAAGCACGTTACCAACGAAACTGGCGAACGAGGCGAAGAATCATTTCTTGCAAAGCTTTCGTGATGGTGGTTTTACTGATCGTAGTTTAAGCAAGTGGAAGCCTAGAAAAGCGAACGCAAAGAATAATATAGGCCGTGGCATATTGATTAAAACTGGGAATCTAAGAAGGTCGGTAAAAGTAAGGTCAGTAAGTTGGAATAGGGTAGTGATTGGGTCGTATGGGTTGAAATATGCCTCGGTTCACAATTACGGAGAAAGGGCTGGACGTGGCAAGGGTTTTAAAATGCCAAAGCGTCAATTTATAGGTAATTCGGTTCAATTGGAAAACAGAATGAAAAAAATGGTAAATTCGGACTTTGGTAAAATACTGAAATGACAACCCAATTCTACACTGACATAACGAATCAACTCAGTACGCTATCTTGGTATACGTATTTCAAGCTTTTTAACAACCAGTTTGAAAGCATGGAGGAACAACAAGAGCAAACGTTCCCGAATCTATCCATTTTTATGGAGTTTTTAGAGCCTGTAGATGTTTCTTCTGTCGGTGGGGGTGTTCAGTATTACGATGCGGTTGTACGCTTTCATTTGTACCTAATAAGCTACGAATTGGAAGACTTGGATATGTTCACGTACAAGCAAGAACTACACGCCAAACTACAAGGATTCTACCCAACTGATTGCAGTAGGATGAACCGTATTGCAGAAAGTCCAGACCAAAATCATAACGGCTACATGGTTTGGAAACTGGATTATCAGGTACGAATACCAGACGAAAGCGGATCGATGTATAAAAACGTTGTGGACGCTGCGCCTGTGACTTTAGATTTGACAACTCAATTGATAATTGATAACGAGGTAATTAGAACGGGTAAATTTCCAGAATAATGGCATTAACAGTTGACCAAACCAAAGAGATTATCAGGGGCGCAAAGAATGCTGACTCTGTAATTTCTAGTAT